CAATAAACGATTTGGTCTCAGCGCTTAAATACATAATGCGCTAACCTGCTATAATTAATATAAACAAAGGATGAAACATGGCTAAAAACTTACTAAAACAGATTATGATTAAAGATATTAAAAAGAAGAGCAGAAATAGCGAAGAAGATGAAAATCTTGTTGAAGGCTTGGACACTGCTATAAACGCTGGCTACCTTACCAAAACAAAGCCAAAGTTTACTAAGAAGACTAACTTTTCTGCATCTAATCTAACCTATGGCTCAGGAGAATGTCCAAGGTATTGGTCTCTAGCCTTTGATGGTCAAATATTCTATGATAACTCAGATGCAATTGGTGTAGCAAATAGAACACAAGGAAGCCTTGGACACGGAAGAATTCAGGAAGCAATAGAAGCCTCTGGCTTACTTGCAGAAGATTTAGAGTTTGATCCAATACCAAGAAAGTATAATCAACAAACTCATCCAGCAATGGAGTTTAGAGTTAAGACTGATGATCCACCTTTTGATGGGTATGGAGATGTCATGCTTGACTACAAAGGTGAAAGACTTGTTGGTGAAATTAAAACAGTAAGAAACGACGACTTTGAACATAAAAAATTAAGTAGAAAGCCTAAAATGGGTCACTTAATGCAATTGCTAATGTATATGAAGGTTTGGAAAATTGGTAAGGGTGTAATGATTTATGAAAATAAAAACAATCATGAATTACTTACACTACCCGTTATAGTAAATGATCAATATCGTACTTGGGTAGATGAGACATTTGAATGGATGAGAGTAGTTTACAAAAGTTGGCAAGATAAACAATTGCCAGAAATTCCTTATCGTTCAAATTCAAGAATTTGCAAGTCGTGTCCTATTCAAAAAGCATGTGCTGAAGCAGGAGACGGAACAATTAAGATTAAACCTATGAAATTATTAAAGGACGAGAAAGATGAATAAATGTGAAACTATGTGAAAGGTGCGAGACCCAGTTTACACCAAAGGTAAGTTATCAAATTTATTGTGGAGATATTTGTAGAGAAGAAGCCACCAAGATAAAGATAGCCGAAAGGTATCAAATAACTCGCAGACAAAGAAGGATAGGTAAAAAAAGACTTTGTATTGGTGGTTGTAAAGAACAACTTTCAATATATAACGATTCTGGTTTTTGTGTTAATTGTAATATAAATAAAAAAGAAGTAGACAAAATGTTAAAACAACTAAAGGGATTCTTTGACTATGAACAAAAATAACCCAAAAACAATTTGCGCTATTGACGCAAGCACTAACAGTCTTGCTTTTGCTATTTTTAATGATAAGGCCCTAGGTAGTATTGGTAAAATTAATTTTAATGGAAAAACAAATTATGAAAAGGTAATGGACGCTTGTGCTAAGACAAGGGCATTCTTTGAACATTTTGGCGGATTTGAGGCAATTATAATTGAACATACCGTATTTATGAACAGTCCTAAAACTGCTGCAGATCTAGCATTGGTTCAGGGGGCACTGCTAGGTGCTGCTGGACTAACTGGAACAAAAGTTATAGGGACTGTATCACCAATAACCTGGCAAAATTATTTAGGAAATAAAAGACTGACAAAAGAAGAACAGTTGGTAATTAGATCAAAAAATCCTGGAAAATCAGTTTCTTGGTACAAAACATATGAACGGCAAATAAGAAAAGAAAGAACTATTAAATTAGTTGGGATTTTATATGATAGAATTATTGAAGATAATGATGTTGCCGATGCTTGTGGTATAGGACATTGGGCAATCAATAATTGGGATAAGGCAATAGGAGTAGATAAATAATGAAAAATGTAGAAAGTTTAACTGTTGTAGGTGGCGGTACTGCTGGATTAATTTCTGCACTTATTTTAAAAGAATATAGCAATCTTCAAATTAATTTAATTTATTCTTCAAAAATTGGAATTATTGGTGTAGGCGAAGGATCAACAGAACATTTTAGAGAATTTATGGATTTTGTTGGAATCAAACCAAGTGAAATTATTAAAGAATGTGATGCAACATTTAAAATAGGAATTATGTTTGACAATTGGATAGTTGATCATAAATATTTACATTCTGTTGGCTATCCATTTGCTTCAAGTTTAAAAGAATCTTATCCTGTATTTGCAAAACAAGTTATTGAAGACTCATTCTTTTTTAATTCAAAGAGTTATGAAAAAAACGTTCTTGATAAAAAAGTTATAGATGTAGATTTACATTCACCAACAAACCAATATCATTTTAATACTTTTAAATTAAACTCATTTTTAAAAAATTTAGCAATAAAAAAAGGAATTAGTGTTTTTGATGATGAAGTTATTGAAGTTGAACTTAATCAAGAAGGATATATTGATACTGTAATTGGAGAAAAAAGAAAATATAAAAGTGATTTTTATATAGATACAACTGGATTTTCAAGAATTTTAGTAAAAAAACTAAACGTTAAGTGGAACTCCTTTAGCAAGTATTTAAAGTTAAATTCTGCAATTACATTTCCAACAAAGGATGAAGATAATTATAATTTTTGGACACTGGCAAAAGCAATGAATTCTGGTTGGAGATTTAAAATACCAACTTGGGGTCGTCATGGCAATGGATATATTTATGATAAAAATTTTATTAATGCTGATGAGGCAAAACTAGAAGTAGAAAAAGAACTTGGACATGAAATAGAAATTGGAAAAACATTTTCTTTTGATCCAGGCGCATTAGAAAATGCTTGGACTAAAAATTGTGTTGCTATGGGATTAAGTGGATGTTTTTTTGAACCATTAGAAGCAACATCAATCGGATTAACAATTCAACAAAGTTTTTTATTAATGCATAGACTTCAAAATTATGATGAAAAAACTATAAAAGATTACAACAAATCATTTAATAGTATAGTTGAAAACATTAGAGACTTTATTGTGCTACATTATTTAACAAAAAGAAATGATACTGAATTTTGGAAAAATATTTCAAATACAGAAATTCCAGAGTCATTAAAAAATAATTTAGAAAAATGGAAAACAAAGTTTCCACTTTATGATGACTTTACATACTCATCAAATTATCGGATGTTTAATGCACCAAACTTTATAAATGTTATGGGAGGACTTAAATTATTTGACAAAAAAGCATTGTTTCAAGAATATAATTTTTTGTCAGAAAAACATAAGGCTAACTCCGATCAATTAATTAACCAACATGTATATGATGAAAGTATTAGTAAATTTATAAATCATAAAGAAATTATTAAAATTATAAGAGAGATAAACTAAATATAATGCCAGAGTTAAATGCAAACATACCACCAATTGCGTGTTATGTAAGAGGAAACTATTTAAGAAATCATCAAGATAGCCACGACAAATATTTTGAGTGCGTAGTGTTTGGTGTTTCAAGTTTAAAGTCTAGAAGTCCACTATTTCATATTATGATGCCAGATGGGGGTCTTTGGTGGAGACTTCCTATTTCTGCTTTTTGTACAGAGCCAGGGGTTCCTGAAGTTGATCTTCATAATCTAGTTTTGTGGAATTCTTTTAGTCATCACATTGCTGTAACAAGATTTGAAAATTTAGCAAACCTTAGAATGTCTTATATAGATAGAACAAAAACAATGAATAAGGGGACATATTTATTTACTTTAGACTGGCATAATCCAGATACAAATGTTTTAGATGATGGATATTCTGAAAGTCCTGCAGACCACAAATGTGGACATGTAATTCAAAGAGATGACGGAAATTTTGCAATTCAGCCTAATAATAGAGTCAGGGTGTACGAGCCTTCATTTACCCTAGAAAAAGAATATTTAATTGATAGAATAATTAATGAAAGGAAATATGATGTAGAAAATCAAGACAAATGGATAATGGAAAACTCTGATAGATTTAACTATGATATTAATTTAAACGAAGTTGACAAATAACCTTATGGCTGCTAAACTATATACAAGCGAGACTTGGTTGCGTAAAAGATTTCTTATGGATAAAAAATCTCCACAAGATATTGCTAAGGAATGCGGGGCAAGTATAGAAACAATCTATGTATACCTTGCAAAATTTGGATTAAGGAAATCAAAACGATGATACCTAAAATTATTTGGCAAACGTATGAGTTAGAATATAAAGATTTACCAACATTAGCATTAGAGTTTGCTAATTCTTGGCAAGAAAAAAATCCAGAATGGGAATACAGATATGTTTCTGGAAAAGAAAGAGAAGACTTTGTTTTAAAACATTTTGGTCAAGAATGGCATAAAATATACTTGTCATATACAGCAGGTGTATTAAAAGCAGATCTTTGGAGATACATGTGCCTTTATGTTAATGGAGGACTATACTCTGACTTAGATATATTATGTAAAAAACCAATAGATTCGTGGTTAGACATAAACTTAAGTTTTGCTGTATCAGAAGAACCAAACAACCCTGAATACACACAAATGCTATTTGCATCATCTCCAAATAATGTATTTTTAGAAAACATATTAAAAGACATCAAGGAGCAATTCTATTTAAACAAAACTTATAAAAATATTGTTGATTATGAAATAAATGAAGTTGGTTATGTTATTTTTACAAAATCTATAAAAAATACATTAAATATAAACAATGATGGATTTATGTTGTATACTGGAGAAAACTCAAAAAAAATACATAATGAAGCAATTAAACACTACAGAGCAGGCAAAGCAGAAAAAGTTTTTGGACCAGGCTATATTGCATGGCAAACAGAGGAGTATAAATGAAACTAAAACCAGTTTACGAAGATGTAAAAAATTTTAATTGTAACGATCTTTATCTTCGTTCCGTTGGAGCACCTTCTGGCAATTCAATTTGGAAAACGTGTCACTCTATAGCACAAATGCTTATAGAAAAAAATATAGCGTATGGAGATTCTGCTCTTGATCCTGTAAGAATTTTCAGTAAGTCAGACCCAGCAGAACAACTTAAGGTTAGAATTGATGATAAGTTGAGTCGTTTAATGAAGGGCACAGATTACCCTGGAGATAATGACATTGACGATTTAATAGGATACTTAGTTTTATTAAAAATAGCAAAGGAAAAAGATGTCAACTGAATCAGAACTTATTGAGCATCTTGATGAAGTTAATAAGGTAGTTACAGAATACCTTAAAGGGCAAGATCCAACAAAAATTTCTAAAGAGTTAGACATTCCACGTACTCGTGTTGTTTCATTAATCAATGAGTGGAAAGTTATGGCATCTGCAAATGATGCAATTCGTGCTCGTGCTAAAGAAGCACTTGCTGGAGCAGACACTCACTATACTAAACTTATTACAAAAGCCTACGAGGTAATTGATGAATCAAGTATGACTAATAATCTTAGTGCAAAGACTCAGGCAATTAAGTTAGTAATGGATATTGAAAAATCTAGAATTGAAATGTTACAGAAAGCAGGACTTTTAGAAAATAAAGAACTTGCAGAAGAAATGGTTGAAATTGAAAGACGACAAGAAGTTCTTGTTGAAATCTTAAGAGACATTGCCTCAACCCATCCAGAGGTTCGTGATTTAATTATGAGAAGACTTTCTCAGATTGCTAAAGAAGGAGAGGTAATTACAATTGTCCAAGATGTTTAATGATTTTTTAGAAGTTTTAAAAGAAAATCAATTTGAGGAAATTCCAGTAGACGCAAAAACATTTGTTGAGTCTGCGGATTATCTTGGCCAGCCAGAATTATCTTTAATACAATATGAAATTGTAGAAGCAATGAGTCAAATTTATCGTAAAGAAGAGTTACAAGAAATATTTGGATCCGTTGCTGGTGCTCAGTATTATGATAAATATACTAAAAATGAAATTATTTTACAACTTGGAAAAGGATCTGGAAAAGACTTTGTATCAACAGTAGCCTGTGCATATATAGTATATAAGTTATTGTGTCTTAAAGATCCTGCTAGATATTATGGAAAACCAAGCGGGGATGCAATTGATATCATAAACGTAGCCATTAACGCACA